GCAGTGCCATTGGCACACACAGGAGATGTTCCTGCGGTTAAGCCGGTTGGTATCAAAGCGCCAGCCGCGACGGTGCCTGAGAACGATGCGCTGGTGCCGTTAAGTGCGCCGGTCATGGTCCCGCCTGCGAGAGGTACTCCGCCAAGATTCGCCAGCGCGCCTGATGCTGTGGAGGAGCAAGTCCCACCGCCTTTAATTGGCACGGTTCCGCTTGGGCATGATTGCGCGTAAATGCAAGCCGCCGATAAGAACAAGATTGTCAAAGCACAAATACGTTTCATGTTTTCTCCTACGAATACATCATTGGTCCAACCGCGTCAAGACTTCCATCTGAGTCAACGGCGAATAGCTGCGATGATCGACCATTCGCGAGATCGTTAACTATTCCGCCATTGCGAACATTGGACGGCCATGTGAATGTTCTACTGCCCGCTCCATCCTGTACCAAACGAAACGCTATCAGCGACGGTCCTAGAGTTCCATTGATGAAAGTAGAACTCGTTACGTTTCCTGTCAATGTCAGCTTGAATTCGAGTCCTGTGGACGCATCAAATACCGGCGTGGCGGAGAATGGAACAAGCACAACCCCCGCAGGAATCACGCCTGAAATGTACCCCGCTGTCAGCGAACCCGATACAGTGACGTTGCCTTGTACATTCAGGCCGGTAATCGGCGCTTGCCCCGTTAGGAACTGATTCAAGAGCGCCCATCCCGCATTTGTGGGTTGGCCCCAGTTGTTAGAGCCTATCGCGGGTTGCGGGAATCCTAAACTTGTGCTCGACATAATGGCTCCTAGTATCCGTCCGCTGACCAGTAAATTCCCTGTGATGGATTTGACCCCATCTCAACACCAAACTGCGTGGTGGTGACACTCCCATTTGTTATGGAAGGGTAGCCGATTCCGCTACCGTGGGTAATGATGGCCGAAGCAACAGGTACGACACTCGCAGCGTTTGTAAACGGAATGGCGAAGGGAATGATGCGGCCAGTAGAAATAGTCCCCGATACAACGCCCCACTGATGAATATGCCCCGTTGGGTCTATCACCCAATATCCGTTCCCGTTGTTCCCAAAAGTGAATCCTCCGTTTGCTACGGGAGCATATATCGTTCCGTTGCCGATAAGAACCGCACCTACAGGCGCTCCCGCCGCCAGAGTTATTGATTGGGCCGAGAGCGCATTTACAAACATCCCATTATTGCTTATCATCGGCGAGACGGCACGGGGATTGCCGGTTAAGTCGGCACGGAAGAGAATGACACTGACTGCGTATGGCGTTGGGTCGGGCTGAATTACTCCCACGAACGAAGAGGGCCAGCTAACCGTTCTACCGCCAACAGAATCTTGAGCAAAATAGAAGGCTATCAACTGCCCCGCCGTTACGCCACTGATAGTCGATGAAGTGATGTTCCCTGAAAGAGCCATTTGGAAGCCGTTTGAGTCTGCGGCATTAAAGGCGGGAGTGGGAGAATATGCGACGGAGATAATGTTTGGCTCTGTGTCTGATTCAGTCAAGATATTTGCCAGCACAGCGGCAAGGGCGCTCTCGCTGGAATCATCTAGTACATACGCTCCCGGCTTGTTCGCCATCATCTGACCGAAGGCAGCACAGAACGTACTCCATTGATAGAACGCCTTATTGCCGAGAGGGGCAGGAAGAGGAGTATCGTTCACTGCACCAGAGGCACGTTGCGAGTCGGCCAGATATTGAGCATCCGTTTCCTGATTAGTCTCGTTCGGATTCCATTGAAGAAATTGTCCCATGATTTACCCCGCCCATAGGCCAGTGTTCCAGCCTGCAATGAATGTCGTGTTAGACTCTGAGAATCCGAAGATCGGAAGGTTGCCGAATACATAAGTGTACTCGACGCCTTCCGGTCGCGGAACGATATAACCATTCAAAATCAAGTCCTGAATAATTGATGTGAATGATCCCGTTAAAACAATTGTACAGGCCATGTCCTGAGAGTCGATGATGTTGATTGAACCACCGGGGAACAGTTGCTTCCATATAGCATAAAGCGTGCTTTCTGTTCCATCCCATTGATTTGCAGCTATGGTTGCCTGAATCAATAGAGCATAGGTCACATCGTCCAAAACCGGACTCACGCCGCCCAATGGTTGAAACCCAACCGTGCGGCTCACCCCGGCAATCTGACCGGCCACGTCAAGCTGCAATCCCTGTGCCGAACCGAGATCGAACGCCTCAGTCATTCCAGCAATCATGTTTGTCGTATCGTTCAGTGGTGAAAGCAGATCGTTAAGCCAGAAATTCAGGTTTGGGGCAAGCCGGTATTCTGACGTGAGCAGCCCTAGATAGTAATAGAGGCTCATGCTGTAGAGAGGCCCGGTATCAGCAACTCCGTATTTGCCCGATCCGTACCCGCTTTGTGAGAAAAGTGGCACCTATGCCTCACTCAAGACGATGTTCGCAAGCGTTCCCTGTGCAACCTGATAGTAAGAAAGGGTAATGTCGGTCGTACCAGAAGGCGATGATGTGATTCCGGTAAAGAGCGATGTGATCGAAAACTGCGGAGTCAGAATGTTTGGCATCACAGATGAGGCCACGGCATAGAACGCTGAATATGTGACCGTCTCGCCAATCTGTAGACCATTGAGATACGCGACAATCGCGGCCTGAATTGCCGTTAGCGTTGCGGTTGTATATCCCGCTAGTCCGTGTATCACCATCGTGGCATAGATCGGCACGTAGGTGGGCCGCTGGAAGCCGATGGTAGTCACGGTCCCTGTATTCGCATCTGTCACCGGCACGCTGGTAGAGCCAGCCGTGGAGTCGGGGTTCGTATAGACTCCCAATCCTCGTTTCTGGTAGATAGCCGTCGCCACGTTGAGGTCTAAACCACCCTCAACAACCATGCTGACCGAATGAGGCGGATTGCCCCAATAGTCAATGCCTCCAGTCGGATTCTCAATAGAGCTTCCCGGCCCGGAATCGGGCGTTGGGGTTCCTGTAGCGTACCGGGTGACTCCTGGGACCGCTGCAATGGCAGCGATGGTGCTGGCAAGCCGTGTGAGCGATGGTGCCCCTACTGAGATTGCCTGACGCGCCCTAAGCTGTGAGTCTGACTCGACAGGCAAACCAGGAAGCGCCGCAGATGGGTTTGTAGCCCCGATCCAGCCAGCCGTAGCGCCTCCTGAGATGGTGGTGATGGAACCAGCCTGGGCCTGAATAGCCCCTACAGTCTGGCAGATAATGCCAACAGTGACGCTTCCACTGTTAGGGATGGTAACGGATACGGGTAGCGACCAAGCGTTTCCTTGCGTATCCGTTACCAGACCATTCGTTATAACCGTTCCGGCAACACCTGAGACGGTCAAGGGAGCCGTGGAATATGAAGCGGGAAGCCGAGCAATGCCATTCATTTTTACGATGCTGTCGAGGTCTGCCCCAACCGCCGAGATAGGCGAACGCGCATTGTAGGCAAGCTGCGAGGCTAGGTTGCAGTCGTAAACTTTCAGCGCGAAGATGCTGATTTCCTGATACTTTGCCGTGTCTGTTCCAAGATAAACGACTTGCGGATAAATCGCCTTATACCCGCTGATGAGGTCATTGATGATGCTCTGGTAGGACGGCAGCACGAGGCCCGCTGTCGGACTGATGAAAGGCGCGATGTATGGCGGTGTGCTCATGCTGTCACCTGTGCGCTCGAACCGGGCGCGTTCGTTATTACCAGTGTACCGAAACTCGTACTTACGGTTGCCGTAAAGGTGGAGTTGAATGTTGCCGTGTTGTGTACGAAGCTAAAATCAACTATTTGCAGGACATACGGACAGGAGAGAATCGTTTGCTGAATAATGAGCATGACCCCGGCCTGATTGGTTGGGGAACCGCTAGAGCCGATGAGCGACTGGAAAAGAGGAAAGCCAATAGAAAGATTCTCAAACCATTCACCGAGCAAAAGCCGCAAGGTCGTATAAATGATCTGCCCCACAGCGTCAAGGTCAGCAAGAAACACCGGCCCATTCGCTCCTTCGATAGGATCGTTCTGAGGCATCTCATTTTGTTGAACCATGATCGTTGGTGTGCTCATCATTGGCCCTGTACTACCGTTGTAACGCTGTTAAGCGGGGGAAGAATCCCCGCGTATCCCTTGCTCTGCAAGAATGGAAGGATATTCACATTCCAGTATGCGAGAAAGTTAGCGGTCATCAAAGCAGCCTCGGTGCTCCCATCTCCTAGTTTAATGGATGGAGCAGTGAGCGTGATCCCCCCTTCCGCAAGATCAATCACCACAGTTCCTGAATCGTTGCGAAGTTGCGCGCTGGTAGTTGAGTAGTTTGGTATCACGTTCGGTAAACTGCGAATTCCAAAGTCTGCTACCGCATCCCCAATGTCATGCCGGTAAAGAACTCCGTCCGGCTGCTTTTGAACTCCTCCATTCTGCCACCATAGATCGAAGGCCATGTCTTGAAATGATAGCTCACACTCATCTCCGATTTTGATTGGAAGCGTTAGGCTCCATCCCCCGCCAGTAGGAATCTTGATTGGAACATCATCAAGGATGGGAAGAGTGGTAATCGTTGGGACCGCCCCGTTCCTGATAACTTCCTTTATCGTAGGCTGAACAGAGACAGTCATCTTCTGCGGGCTAAATGCATTTCCATCCAGATTAGCGACTACGACAGCCGGGATGTGGCAGCGAAAGTCGCACTCAAATTGATGCAGAGCAAGATCAATCGGAGACGATTGAATACTGAGGCGATGCTGAATCGGAATCATGGGAGTGTTGCTCATTTTGCAGCCCTCCTATCTAGTGGACTCGGACTTGTAGCATCAGCGATATATGCAGCCTTTCCTCCAATACTCGTCAAACCGACTATCTCTGTCTCCCACACATTTCCCCTGCTATCCCCCCGGAACTGCAACCCATTGATGAGGTAGAGTCCGTTCGGGTCAAGGATGGGGCGGTATCCTGGCGGCGTGAATTGCAACTGCCTGATGATTGAACTCGCAATGTTAATCTGCATCGGTGGAACAGTCACCTTGAGACGCGGGTCAAGTGCGACCACCAGCGTAACCCCGTTCTGTGTCTGTTGCGGAACTCCAAGAATTCCACTTGTCGAAGTGTAGGTTATCGTGCTGACTGTGTTCTGGTCAGTCATGGTGCTAATTCCAAGTCCGTCAAAACCGTACCACGACTGCATATTGTTCGCTGCGGCCACGCGGTCAATGAATTTATGCGGATCGCCGAAGAACGGACGCGCCCGTGGTAACTGCGTCTGAGGCAATGTATCGAGGCTGCTCTGTGAGGCCGAGGGAATAGGAATCGGAACCTGCGAACCGGAGCACATCTTCGCCACAAGCGCAGATTGCGTCATCATGGCTGTTCCGCGAAACACTGCAAAGTTCGCTACCGTCTCAGTAAGACCGGTGTAGCACATGAGAGTTACTTTTGAATCGACTACTCCGGGGCGTTCGTAAAGTGCCTGATAGACAGTTCCTTGAAAGATCACACCGTATGGGCCGGCCTGGTATCCTGCCGAAAGTGAAACCGTAGCTCCTTGCCCAAATATGAAGTTCTGCGCCTGGTCTGCGCTCAAGTTATAAAGCTCAATCTTTGCCGTCCAGAACGACGCATGAGAGGAGTACCCAAGAATGTTTACCTCAAAAACAATCCGCATCGGCTCTGGAGTCCACGCAGTTGATGAAATTGTGGCCGTCAACGCATCACCTTGGTCGTTAGAAGGATTTGTGACAGTAAGATTCCACATCCACCCGAAGTTAGGTATCTGTGACACCGGACTGTATTGAGTGCTCATGCGTTGTCATCCCACAGCAATAAGAAACTCGACCCTAATTCGTTTGAGTTCGGGTAATCGTCTGGCACCTGCCCTAGATTGATGATGTACGCGCTCCCGATATTTAGGTAGCCGAATTGCGCTAAGAGATTCGCGGCGGGCCATGAGCCGGTCACCATCGAGATAGAGGAGAGCAACAGATTTCCTTGCGAGTCCGAGATTGACATGATCCAATACTGAGCCATCTCGCTGTAGGTAATGAACAGGCCAAGGCGCAAGACCCCACCATTGACATTCAGCGCCACGGTGAGCGTCTGATTAGGTGCATTCGTCAGAGGGATAATCTGCGCCATTATGGGATACCCCCCGTATTGTTGCTGCTCCAGTTCCCTGCCCCTATAATCTTCACGTTCTCCGATTGAAGCTGTTCAGATGATTGAACTCCTGTCGAAGAAGAAGGTAAACCATTCTGTGCTGTTACACCACTAGGTACGGGCTGCACGGCGGTTGTGCCGATAGCACTGCTTCCCGTTGTCTGGTTGCGTGCGCTGTTCGTCTGAGTAGCCACGCTGAATAGGAACATCTGCTTGAACTCAACCCGGCAGCGCAATCCAAATTGAGTCTGTGCTGTATCATCTGGTATCACGTTCATAATAAAAACCGGAGAGTAGGTTTTCAGGCGCGTTGTCAACGTCAGCGGAACACGAGCCAAGCGTAGAGCATCGAGCGTATCAAAACACGATATGGACTTAGATGCGTTCCCTACCCATTGACCTACAGCATAGGCAGGCAGAACGTCAGTCATTAACACGTCCATCGTGATAGTTGCCTGATTCGCCCGGATGTGATCGGTGAGGTTCGCCGCGTCTTGAATCGGATGCTCTGTTGCCGTCATGGGCTGAGAATGAGAAACGCGCATCACTCCATCGAATACGAGAAATTGAGGAGTCGTATTGGATGGTACTGCCGGAGAAGAGCCTGAGACAGCGTTAAGCGGATTGGAAGAACCAGCGGACTGCGAATTCACATAAGATGCGGGAACGGTAATCATCGTGAGCGCAGGAGAACTCCACTGCGGAGGCCGGAACGGATTTGCGGCGGGAACTGATGCGGCAATAGAGGCTTTCATTGCCGCTGCCTTCGCAGACGTTACAGCGTAGACGATTATCTCCCCAGCGCCTGCAATCGCGGCGGATGTGGCTGCGGGAATAATCATACCGCCCATTACTGATATGCTCCATTCATCGCAAGAATCATTCCTCTGATTCCCTCATCCATACCGTCACGAACTCCAACCTTTACAGCCTGAGCCGTTTCGTGCGGAGTCATGGCGCTGGCAGGAACATTGATTGTGATTGTCCCAACCGAGATTCCCCCCATTTGCTCCACACGCCGCACGTAATCTTCTGGAGACTTAGTTCTAAATCCTCCATATTCAGCAAGTGTGTCGTGGATATTTCCCTGATGCCTTTTGAGAAGTTGAAGGAGGTACTTTTCTCCGCCCTCAAAGTTCTGTCCTGCATCATAGGGGTCTACACCAAGCATCTTAGCTGTAGAAGGCAACAATTGCATCCTACCAATGGCACGTTCTGTTGTGCCTGCAATGGCAGGACCGCGCATGATTTTCCCGGCGCTGTCATATTGTCTATCCCCTGATTCGACCATCGCTACGCCGTGGACTAGTTTTAAAAAATCTACGGGGAGACCACTTACGTTGCTTGCGAGAGCGTTAGAGCGTGCAGGGCTAGAGAAGTTATCTCCATACTGCGTACCACCAAGGACTACTTGCCCTATTGATTGGAAACCATGAGCCGCTTTTACTGCCTCATCCGCAGCGTCATTTAGATATTTCCATGCTACATCAGGTGAGTTACCAGCACCGGCAGGATGCAAGAACGCCTTGCCTAAGTCCCATATTGAGCCTACGGAATGAACACCAACCGCCTCAAGTCCGAGCATGAGTTTAATAGCTTCTCCAAGCCAATAAACAACGTGCTCAATAGATAGCGCGAAGCTATCGAAGGATGCGGTTTTGGTATCAATGTTCGTATCGCCTGAAAGCGTTCCCACGAAGTTGTCGAAGTCAACCGACAGGTCAAGGAATAGACTCCCTGTTTTCTTGAGAATGTCCCACATCTGGCCGAGCGCAGGGATGAAATCATTAGTCAATTCATCTGACCAGCGCGGCATATTCTGCATTACCCATTCATTGAGACGCGACAACTGCATCTCAATACCGCCCTGCCCGAATCCCAATTTAGCAAGCAAGTCCTCGGCAAACTTCATGCCGAAGTATTCTCCCTTTACCTCAAGGCGTTGGAGTTGATAAATCACGCCTCTTATTTGCTTCATAGACTCTTCGTACCCAGGGCCGAGCATCAAAGCCAACTGCTTCTGGTCCTGAATTAAACCCTGGAACTGGTCTTGAATCTCCCGCGTCCCAAAGAACACGTCCTCAAGAGACAAGCCCATCGCATCTAAAGCCAAAGACACTGAGCGGTACTGCTGCACGCTCATCATGTTCTGCTGTGCGAGGATTTGCGTCTTTCGGTCTAACATTGCCAGCTTGTCTATGTAACCAATAAGACCAAAGCCCACGGTAGCGAAGGCGGTCGTTCCAGCCACTTGAAACGCAAGGAACTTTCCGAGGATTCCCCCTACGGAAGAGGAGACAGTTTTCTCCGCCCCGGTCATTGCTTGGGTGAATTTGTCAAAGGATTGCTTATCGACGTGAGCAGATATGGAGACGAGATAAGATTTGATTACATCGGCCATCAGATCGCCTCCTTTGCCGCTCTCCATGCGCGGAAGTCGGCCTCGTTCTTTTCCTTCACGTCAAGATATTCATGCGCCTCGCACAAATCCTGAAATGTGAATACACCTTCAACAATATCCCGATGCGTCCAAACTCCAGCCAGCACGGGACGCCACAGAAACGGGTCTAGGTTTGGGAACTCGGTTGACTCGAATCCGTCGCCGGAGTCTTCCCTACTGACCCGGATCCTGGAAAAAAAGGGGCGATATTGAATGCCAATGTCTCCTTTGTCAGTTGCAGAATTGTTGGCCCATCGTACTCAAGTTCTGGTATTGCCCATGCACCATTCGGAAGTAAGATCGGAAGAGAAATTGGAGAACCTGTTTTGTTGCTGTAACGCCCACATACCGAAAGGCAGAGCGTTTGCATTTCCGCGTACTCGGTTCTCGATAGTTGCTCAGCTAGGAACTGGGCCGAAAGCATATATCCGAGTTCCGCAGGAACAGGAGTCGTAGGTTCAGCATTCGGATCGGGTTCAGGAAACGGATTTGCCTCTCTGTATTCCCGATACCGCTTTGCGAATGTCGTAGCAATCCAGCTACCATCTGCCGCCTTCATGCGACCTATGCGGTAGGAAGATTCGCCGATTTGAACGTCTTTATGATCCATGTTCCCCCTTACAGATTGGCAATGTTAGCAGCGCGGAGAGTCCAGCGGATGTACTCGCCTTTTGGACCCATCGGCAATGGCGGTTTCTTGGTGAACGAAACTCCCGTGCAAACGCTCATATCGTTTGTAGTGAGGTTCTGAAGTTCAAGAGAGATCGCGGCCCACTGACTTGGGTCCATATTGGCAAGTGCTGTTTGATGGGAATTCTGCGCAGCCTTGAGGTATGAGTTCAGCGAAGAAGTTTGCTGACATTCAATCTCAACCATTCCCTGAAACCCAATACTTGCAGAAACCATCACTGCGCCATCAACAGAAATATCATTCTCTGTCCATTCGTGCTCCATCGTGACGGTGACTTTCCCACGGCCAAGAAAAGCTCCAGCGAGAATGAAGGGTCCGGCATACGGGGAATTGATAGCCCCGGTTACGCCCATGCCTGAATATGTCGTTGTTCCGAATGCCATACATCACCTCACTGTTGCACGTTCACTGCGATTAAGAAGCTTTGCTGTGTTCCGGCCAAAACCACGGCCACATAGACCGGCATGGACTTGAATAGCGCCCTATCTGGAGCCGACTGCGTAGAGAATGAAGGAGAAGCCACCCAGTAGCCCGTTGTGAGCGCCGTACCCGGCGTTAACCCTGTACCGGGAGGCGTTGGAATCGTCGCACCATTCCACGTTCCGCCTGCGATAAATCCACGATTGGCCGACCTTGCACAAGCTCCACGCACCGCGTTCAATACGAGCGCCTGACCGGGGTCAGTCTGCGGGATTGAGGGCAGCGCCTGGAGCACATTCAGAATCGAAATCTGGCAATCAGCCGCCAGCATATCCAGGCCTAGAATCGTTGTGAAGCTCAACCCATTCGCGTTCACGCCCTGATAGTAGAACTCATAGCTTGCGGCGTAATCGTTGTAGCTATTTCCATTGTTTCCGAAGCCAAGCCCAGGTGTTCCAGCGAAAGTGTTGATTTGGGTGAACGTGAGCGGAGCGCCTGTGTTCGTGTCCGGCCCGTCATTCACCGGCGTCTGCCCCACAAGCGTTTTTGCCGCCAGCGAGAAGTTGCTGTTGGCAAGGCCGGTATTCAGGCCCATTGCCACGCCCGCAACGGCGCACGCCTGATATGCGTTCAACAGCGCCGATCCGCCTTGAGTCGTGGCATACATCCCATGACCGCGATTGTAGTTCCCAATCTTGAGCGTGGTAAAGATGTTCCCAGGAAGCCCAAACAATGCAGATACGCTAGAGGTCTGATAGATGTTCTGCATCGCAGGCTGGACGCTCTGAGCGTATTCGGTGATAGCGATGTTGTCAGAGTCCGTCGCGGTGAGACAGGTAACAAGATACCAGTTCGGCTGGTTGACGCGGCAGGCAGTAACGGCCTGTAAGGGAGTCTCGCCTATCGCGGTGACGTTGACCTTGAGATTCAGGCCCACACTCGGTAGGACTGCCGTACAAGTCAGTCCATTGGCAACGGTGTAGGCTGTGCCTTGCTTTCCAGGAACGACAGCAACGGTCTGGACTACTCCGCCCGTCTCGGTAAGCACCTTTCCGTATCCGTATGATGCGCCGCCTTGAGCAATAAGGAATTGGTCATTTGCAGCCCATCCAGTTCCGCCGAACCCCGAATCAACCTGAATGATTTGGATTGCGGACGGGTCTTGGCATCCCACCCAAGCGTACTGCGGAGGAGTCACTGGAGGAGCATCCTGAGAAAAATACTGCTCCATCCCAATATATTCGGGGTCAGTGGGCTGGTAACCCAGTGCTACCATCGCAGATTGCCACTCAGCGCCGGGAATCAAGACGCAACGCGAGTTCGCGCCATAGGAGGGAAGCCGACCGGAATTGCCGACGACAAGCCACTGGTTGAACGCCGGAACTGCTACGCCAGCCGGGGTGACGGAAACCGTCACATCAGCAAGAATCGAAAGAGGAAGAGGCTGTGTCGCCATGTTCTAGCTCCTAAAGTCCAACCATTACATCACTGATTATACCCGCCTCACTTTGGAGCGCAACTTCAACGCTCTGTATGGCCTGTTTAGTCAGTGAATCGGTGACTTGTTCGTTCAATCTCATTGAGAAACCGCTACGCTCCCACCACTGATTCTGGAAGAGTTCCGGCGTGCGCCGCGATGTTCCGACAACGGTTTCAGAGTAAAGATTCGACGCCCCCAGAATATCACGCACGAAATCTTGGAAAATGCAGTCTTTTACCTGTCTGGAATGGTCAAAGCTGTTCGGCCCATAGAAGATTAAGTCTATCTGCCAGACGCGGGTATAGATCGTATTCTCCGGGAAAGTCCGTCCAAACTCTACAATGGGCTGGACCTCATGGGCTGTGTTGTAATCGTCCGGCGTCTCGATTGCCCGGATGAACGCCACGTCCTGTGTAATGGCCCAAGCGGGCTGTCCAGGCGTAGGCCAGTCTATTCGTACCTGCGAGTACGCCGAAGCGTCTGTAGGGCCACTGGGCGCAATGCCGATGCACTGTAGGACGATATTCTGCCAGATAATAGCCATTTGCTGCGCGGTAAGGCCCGTGCTGGTCATCGTACCGACATTCGGGACCGGGTAGCTACTCACCGCTTAACCTCGCTGCGAAACTTTTGAAAAATCCGAAATCTAGCCACGGCAACACCGCTACAACGCGGTACTCTTGACCGCGCCATGTGATCGTGTCGCCGATGCCTGACGTGCTGCCCTCAACCCGCGTCCGATACATGGGCTTCTCAGAGATGAAGGTAATCATCCCCGTCACCCGGTCGCCTTCGGCAATCTGCAATAAATCTTGATTTGAAGCTGGTTGAATGATTCCATAGAAGGGAATCGGTGCCGTTGTAAACACATATCCGCCCTGCTGAAATGTTCCCGTCGAACGATTGACGATGTAATCCTGCGCGAAGGCCGGAGAGTTAGCTACGCGAGTGAGTGAGATAGTCGGCATTAGACTACCTCCAAGACTTCGGCCAGTTCCTCACCCGCATCTTCTACTACCTCCTCGGCCCGTGTCCCAAATGAAATCTCATCGCCCGGATCAAGCTCTGCGCCATTCCCCGTATGAACCGCGCCGCCCGCTTCCACGATGTGCGTGATTGCCCTTCGCATCTGTCCTGTATCCACACCAGGCGTCTCGCTCCCTTTGGCCCGAATCGTAGAAGGCGCATTTGGCTCCCATCCGTTTCGAGGATCGGTAAACCACCGCTTCGATGCTGACTCTGCAATCGTACCGGCGCGGTCTAAATGGTCCATCATGCCTTTCTCATCACCGTCGAGAGCTGCCGTCGCCGCCGCTGCCATTTCCTTCGCAATCAGGTCTTTAGTTGGTTCGGCCTCAATTGCCGCCTCAATCACAACTCGCCCCGGCGTACCGCGCAACGGACTTCCATTCGTGAAAAGGAAAAGCAACTCTGCGTTGTTAATATCGCCCTTCTTGCGCGGCGCATTACCCTCTGGAATTCCCACCAGCGCATCAGCCCCATTCAAAGCATCGATACCGCGCATGATGCCATCCATGCCGGGGCCGCTTGAACTGTAGCTAATGTCGAATCCCATGACCTATCCTTTTACGTAGATTGGTCCCGAACCTACTAGCCGCGCCATAGTTGCGAGGGTAACGCCGTACTGAGTAAGTGTCCACGTTCCCCAATTCTCCAACTTCGTGAGCGCCTGCAACCCTTGGCTTACACCATCCGCACTCTGCGAAACAGTGATCCCCGCCTGAAGGCTGTTCGCTACAATCTGGTTTGGCGTGGTCTGCGGATTCCCCTCGGTCTGCTCCCATAGCGTCAGATAATGCGCGATATAGAGCGCCATTGCCAGCGGCCATTGCTCACGCCAGCGCGACTGCATCAGAGAGGCGTAAGCAAGATTCAAGTAAAGCTGAATGACCGCCAAAGAAATAGGCGGAACTTCGTAAACCTGCATCGAAATTTCGCCTGCTTGCGTAGGAATACTCGACAAGGTAACTGAGTTGGTTCCAACCGACAGAATGACACTTGACGGAAGAATTGTTGACGCGGTAACAAGCTGCCCCGGCAATGCAGCAGCGGTAGAATTCACGCTTGTAATGATTCCTGTGGTGCCGTCCGAAATGCCTGTTACGAGCGTGGGATCGCCGAAGAACTTAGGATAGAGCGCAAGTAAATTATTCACATAATAAGGCGGGTTACCTCCTTGAGGTAATCCAGAGGCCAGACCGAGATACGTTCCGCAAAGACAGCCATCGTATCCATTAATTCCCCAATCCCCATCCCCGTTATATCCGAAACCGCCATAGATTACCTGATAGAACAGTTCGATTCCTTGGGTTGGGAAACAGGGCATTGTGACTCCTAAAAAACCATGGGCAAGACAACTTATGTCACCTTGCCCATGGTTTGCTTCGCCGGAGGAGGCCGCGAGTTAGATTCCGTACTGGTACATGATGGTTGTGGGCCGATAGAGCTTCACAATGCCCGTGTTGGCGATATAGGTGGCCACGAATGCCCCGTCTTGAAGGCTGAGAGGCCCACCCATGCGCTGAATGTCCTGCAAGATGCCAAAGTTCAAGAAATCGTCGTCGAACTTGTAACAGGTCAACTGGGTGCTGCCAGTGTGTGCAACGCCACCGATATTCTCCGCCCAATAGGGAAGCGGGATGATTTCCGGGGTCTTTCCGTTGATTGAGATACCCCAATAGTTTGCCTTGATGTATTCGAGTATGTTTGCGAATGCCGGGATGGTTCCCCCGCCTGTTCCGGTAGTGGGAAGAGTCATGGGCTGCAAGAGATACTGCCACTTGCTTGCCGGGACCAGGAAACGGTCAGGCACGGCGTCCAGAGCATAGCCAGAAGCAGCCCAAACAGTGTACGGGGCCACTTGGAAGTCATTCACAATGTCGAGGGGAGTCTTGGTTGCCCATCCAGGAGTACCGCTAGTCGCACCATTGGCTGCAACCTGATTGACCACGCCGGGAAGGTTCTGATTGAGCAGTCCCTGATTGGCCTGTTCGCCGACATAGACGCGCATATCGAGGGTTTTGTTCCAGTCGGTACGCACACCCTTATCGAGAATGTCATTGGGTGATTTGTTTGCCTGTGCCAGTTTCAACGACTCAATCAGCGGGATGCGGATATTGACCTGATAGGCAAAGGTCGGATAAACATCCTGCGAACGGTTGAAGTTCAACGTGCGGATGTTATTCGAGCTTGTGCCGGTCGTATTCGGCGAAGCGACATTGTTCGGCGAGAACACGTCAACGAACTGCGCCGTCTCAGTGTCCACCCATCCGCCGCCATTCATCAGCGGCACGTCTCGGAACCAGGTATGCCCTTCGAGCGGCATGTGCAGCCGAACATCGGGCTTGTTAAGTTCCGATTGGACAAAAATCTGTCCAGTCGAACTCGCATCCTTTGCGCCGAGCAGATTGCCACCCGGTCCAGACATACGAAGCGCATACAGGCTCTTGGCATAGGCTGTTGGGTTTGTTCCAGCCCAGGCGCAAACCTGATCCAGAGATTCCGAGATTCCCTTACGCGGTGTGGTCAAGAAACGTTCGTTGCTGTTCATCTTTGCGCTCCATTGTTACGGAATGTTTCGATTCAAAATCGTTACCTGGGCAACGATCTCCCCAGTTGCCGGGTCGGTTGAAAGAACCCCGGTCGTAAAAACAACGCCATTCGCCGTCACGATATTACCCGTGAGCGAACTTCCCTCAATGGACCCGATCTTACTGTTCGGGTAGCTGGCATTCGTCGCCATGCGAATCCAGACAGGCGCACCAGCACCGGCGGGTGTTCCGTAGGGAACCTTAACCGTCATGGTGCCGCGCACAAGAGCATCGCAAGGCTGGCCGGGAAGGTAGGAACCGGACGTGTTCTGCTCCCCGCTGTTGTTGGTCGGGTAGTAGGCATTCGTCTTGACGTTGGCCTGTGCAAAGGCAATCCCCGTTGTTCCGGTCACCGATGAACTGTCCACGGTAATGAACTGGGCCACGCTCGAATAGGTGTTATTTGAGTTCAGCACCAGCGTATCGCCGAAGTTCGCGGCCACCGTGTCAGCGGGGTTCAAAAGCCGATTCGTGGTCAACGGATAGTCCGACTGTGAAATCGTGCCAATCGGACCCTGAATGAGTCCTGTTACTGGAATGATGCTTGCGGGCATGGTATCGCTCCTTATTTCCGGGCGCGTGCAGCGCGGCGGTCCACATATTCGTTGTACGCCTTGAGTCCATCGGCGTGAGACTTTCCGTTGAAGAATTGGAACATCGGAATTTCGGCTTCATTGTCGGCTGCACCGTCCGCGCTAGAGATGCGCGTCAGCAACGCGAAGGGATCGGTAGCGCCGTCCTTGATACCCGACTTCACTTGCCGAACTCCTTTGCAGAGAGCGTTATAGGCATCCTTCGCACCCTTGGACTTGCAGGCCGCGATAACGGGCTTGAGGGCAAGGAGATGTTTGGCTGCATCGCCAGTCGAGAACTCAGACTTGGAATGCTCATCAGCGGGGAGAATCAGGGCATCCGCATCTTCGGCAGCTTCCTTCTTCTCCTCTTTCTTGTCTTTCTTTTCTTCCTCTTCGAGTTTGTCGGCGTCGGTCATTTCATCCTCGCCATACTCGGCAGCATCCTTGGCCGTCTTTTTGTCCTTGGCTTCTTTACGCTTTGCGAGGCGCTCTTTCTTCTCTTCTTCGGTTTCTTCCTCGTCCTCATCCCCGACAGCGCAATCCTTGGCCTTCTTGTCGCGCTCGGCCTTTTCCTTCTCGGCTGCTTTCTCGGCAACCTCGTCCTTGTCTTTGACGGCGGAGAGTTCGGCTAGGCCATCCATCAACTCATCCGGCTTGGCTTCCGCAGCCCACGCCTTTAATCCGTGAGCCTGAATACGTTGAAAGAAGTTCGACTTCGCCATACTGGTTCTCCTATTCCTTGATTCTAGCGCACTGTCTCCAATTCCATACAGTCGCCCTGCTCGACCAGTAGGAACCACAGCCACATGATTCCCTCTAATCTCCGTCATAATGAATTTACCATGCTCGTCTTTTGCAAGCATGAAAGTGTATCCGCATGACACATCCCGCAGCCCGTTTTCAACCTTAAGATTGAGATCGGGATGTTTCACCCAAAGGTCAGCAATCGGCCCGATTTCACCATCTGCCATGCGCTCACCGGAGCGAACATTCATCACATGGCCCCGGCTGATTCCGTCGTATTCATCAACAGCGTCAATCAGAACTTGCGGATCGGCGGGATGCTCGTCTAAAACAGACTTACCCTCAAAAGACGCAAGAGCTTCAGGCGCAAGAACCTCAGACTCAGGCCGGTAGACCGTGACTAAATCCTCGTCTCCTACATTCCATTCCTGCTTGTATCCGGGGTTTTTCTTGATTTCGTAGCCGAGATAATTCTGGCTTCCTGTACGCGCAATCGGCACATTCCTGTAAATCCGATAGCCCTCTGGCGTCTGGAACCAAGTCTCCTTATCGGGGAGCTTTGTTGCGTAGTATGTAAGACGCGCCATGAAAAAGAATATAGCACAACCGCAATTTCAGGTCATTATGTATTTCGATGATTCTGTCAATAGCGGTTTTAGATCATAGGAATCTAGTTAGTTACTTGGTTGAAGGGATGCTGATACGTTTCGTGATGAGGTTCGCCGCCCCACTTCGCTATGTAGTATTGGCGGTAGAGCGGGAACGTGATTGAATTATGAAACGCTAAATTTACATCGCTATTTAGTGTTTGGCTTGGCTCATGGAACACCTGAATACCTGTCTCGCGCTTCTCATATCCAGCAAGTTCAATGCGCCGGTAGAGATCATCATCTGCGAAATACCAAGGAAGCGTGAGGTCGTATAAACCTACATCGTCAATGAAGTTTGCATTGAGCGCCACAAGCGCATCATAGTTCGTAAACAGGATTCCCCATTTTACGTTCGCTGCATTAAGACGGCGCGCCTCGGCGAGAAGTTGCAAACATGAACCCGGAGCAGCAACCGCGTCCGAGTGCATCCAGATACAGATATTGCCACCCATCGCTCGTGTGCGTGCAAGGGCATAGTTGATATTCTGGACAAACAACTGCTCTGTGTGCGGCCTCCACACTTCGCACGGAGCATCCCATGACAGTCCATTCTTAGAGCTGTCCATGATGAGCATATTAGGCGCGAAGTCTATTGCGCTATCGACTGCACGTTGCAGCAAGTCCTCACGATTGACGTGTAGAAAGTATGCCTGATAATCGCTCATGATTCCCTTCTAAGCCACGCATCCCATCGCGGCCATAGATTGTTCCAGTTAAGTTCAGGCGGTAGACTTGCCGTCGCGCCCGTAACCGCAAGCGCCTTTTCCGCCCATTGATGCGGCGTATAGACCGGACGAATTGAGCAGAATGTTCCTTCGGGGCGAAACGCTACTGGCTCAAACTTGAATTCAGCAGAGAGCCATTCAGCGCCGCCACCGTAGTTGCCATGAATACAAGGCACGCCACAAGCGAGAGATTCATAGATCGGAAATCCAAATCCCTCAGATAATCCAATCCCAAACGTCACATCGCAAGCGGAGTAGGCCCAAGTCATCTGCTCATCCGTCAATCGCCCGGTAGTCACCACAGCTTGATTTTCGAGTCCATAGTCAACTAGTAGGGATGAGATAGACCAGAACCGCTCCATCATGTCGGTATGAATCCAGAGCAGGACGTCTTTTGTTTTGGCAATATCCGCCGCTGCCGCAATAGCTGTACCGAAGTCCTTACGGGCCTGATTCGTTCCAACCATGCCGATAACGAACTGGTCTGGCTTGATGCTGAAATCCGTATCGAAGACAATTTGCCCAAACTTGCGCCGTGCCTTATCGCGCCCTCGCGGTCGCCACACTTGCGTGT